ACTACTATTGAGTATCTCAACAGCAGAACCACCTGTATTATTAACGATACCGTTAGACGCAGATTGCTCTAAGCAGTTATCGAAATGTAATGAACCTGTCCAGTTAAGACAATCTACAACAAAAACAGAAGTACCGAATGTACAATCCTGAAATGTAATATCAGTTGTACCAGCAGCAGCAGATACTAATACTGATGTAGCAGATTGCAATGTAAGATTGGTCAATACAAGAGTGCCAGCAGCAGGTGGAGTATGCTCTCCAAGAACAACAACCTGCCCTTCAGATGCACCAGTTATATTGATACCACTATATAATGTAAGGTCTTCTATATACGTGCCTGGACGAACCAAGATCGTAGTAGTCTCGCCAAGAGCTTGAACATAATCTAAACAAGATTGTATCGTATGAAATGGTCCTGGCTCTGTAGAAGTAACAATGTACTTATACGAAGTATAGTTTGCAGTCTGTGAACTTATAGCCATAATCTCTCCTAAACAGCATAATTGGCAACAGCATTAATCGATACAACATCCCACTGAGTATTAGCTATTGTGCAGATAAGATGTACAACAACAGATTCTTGCATACTATCAAGGACAGAGAACTTAGTTCCTCCCCCTACTCCTGTTATATTTCCTGCACCACGGATACGCTGCAATGCACCTTGCGTCACTTGGATACCTGCACCTGCTCCCGAAGCATCAGCTGTAGTTATCCAGATCTCGTCACCAACAACAGAGGCAACAGGCAATACCAGTGTTATAGCTCCTGGATTAGTAAGATAATATCCTGAGTTAACAGCCATATTAACGTTTGCAGCTGCTGAAGTAATCCATGCTATACCTGTAGCACCTGCTCCATTGTCTAACCGTGTCCATACAGCAGCACCAAAGTTACCGCCTGCTACTGTGCCTACAGAGGTAAGCATATAAACTTCATTGGTTAACTTATTGATCCATATTTGCCCTAGTTCAGCACGATCTGCTGCTGTAGGGTTACGCCTGGATACCTTAGGCTCATTCGCTATATTGATAAGTGCAGGATATTGCCCATAGGCTCGCTGCACTTGTGTTTGCTTGGACATAACTATTCCTTTTATTAAAACATTATTACGCTATTTTATAACCTGTTATATATGTCATACGCTGATTAGCAAAATCGCCATTTCTTAATCTAATTACACTCGAAGCGCCAGTACTTCCATTCAAACGGAACCCTATCTTTACATTTGTACCTGCAAACAAATAAAGGTTAGTAGTGTTAGATAGTGATAACGCCAATCTACCTGGAGTTGCACTTGGTCCAAAAGTTGTTGCATAAGGCAAATGCAACCTAACAAGCCTATCTGTATCATCATCTTGGTTAAATAAAACGTATACTTCTCTTAAAGAAGTAGGAGTGCTTGGGCTGCCCGTGAATAAAATAAAGAAATTAGCAGTAAAACTATAAAGTCCTGCTGAAGGTGCTCTGAAGATAAATGGATCCCCTAGATTGACACCGTGAGCACCTGGATTAGCATCATATCCTTGGTCTCCTATTGCTACCGAATCAGCTGGTATATATTCATCAGTATTCAGTGTAATAACCTTAGTACCGCTATAAACTGCTTTAAATGCATATGTATAAGCAGGATTGGGAGCACCACCGACTGCCCTCAGATTGATTCTATTATCGCCTGGGTAGGTTATTGCAACTGAACCGTCATCAGATTCTAAAGCGTGCCATGTAGGGCGTGCTCCTCCTGATATTAATATTTGACCATTAGTACCTGCTGGAGATCCATTACTGGCATCTATAAACCCTGTAGCATCCGTAATAAGAACACCATCAGTATGAGAAGCTAATCTTAAATCGCCAGCTATAGAAGCATCTTCTTGTACAAGAAGATCGCCGCCTATAGTAGCATCTGAAGTTACATTAAGGAACCTTCCGACAGAAAGATCTTGTCCTATAGTAGCATCTGCTGCCGTATTGATATGATCGCATATTACGAAGTCTGAAGCATTAACACTCGTAGTTACAAGAGTACCTGCATTAACGATACCTGTTATAGTAGCTCGTGCTGCCTGTACAAGATCGGTAATGGTTACTGTTGTAGCACCTATAGTATCGAATATAACATCTGCTTTAGTTGCTATAGTTACTACAGATCCTACAGCTGATGTCTCTATATTAGTACCACCAAGGATACTTAATATATTGGCAACAGGAACAGCTGTACCTACATCGGTATTATAGTTTCGTGCTATAACATCGCTGGTACTTAAGATTATAGAGTTAGGACCATCTACAATCTGTATACCATATCCTGGTGTTAGCGTTCTCCATAATGAAGGGCCGCCAGTATTACCAATAAGAACCTGACCGTTCTGCCCTTCGCTTGTATGTACTACTCCTGTATCATCAACATACAAGAACCCACGGAGAAACCATGATAATGATACAGGACCTCCTATGGTTGCCATACCTGCTATCTGAAGATCAGCACCCTGTACAGAACCACCAACAACAAGATCACCGAATGGAGCATGAAACGACCCAAGAGTAGAATCTATATCATTAGTAGCAATTATACTGCCGAATGCTGTTATATCAGTTCCTACAGTAAGTGTATTAGCTATATTGATATTGGCTGGTAATCCAATTTGGATAGTATTGCCGAACCCGAGTGTCTCTATTTCTTGAGCAGTACCTATTACCTGTATAACACCTAATGCTGGAGCTGCTGAACCTGCATCACAGTCGAATGTCGCTGTTGCTTCTGATGAAGTTATCTGTACAGTATTAGGTGCCAGAGGATCAACAAGGGTCTGTATAGTACCGACGCCAACAATATTAATATTATTAGCACCATCAGGTACAGCTGGGAGACCTACATTAGCTGTGAGTTTATCGAGAGTACCACCGCCACCTCCGCCGAGTGCAAGCTTAGTCGAATGGCTCATAGTTCACTCCCGTACATGACAGAAACTGCAACATATTTCAAGGTAGGAACTTCTACTTGTTTAACATACAGCATAGTAGCTACTGGGAGAGCTAAGATCCCTGAGATATTAGTTGTGAATTGGTTCGTAGAAATATCATATATATCTGAAGTCTGTGCAGGCACCAATATTTCACCGAACACTTTCTGGGTATCAGTAGTGAATACAAGATCTGCATCAGTTAGATTAACTATTTTTATAAGTCTTGCAGGATGTGCGAACTCAGGAGTTATAGCAGTCCAGTTTGCTTCTATATCTGCTGCATCTATCAGACGTAGTTCTTCGAATCTTGCTTTAAGTGCTGGTATCATCTTATCTCCTATAGAATGAACATGAGATCATGACAATACGCCCTTTAGTTCCAAATGCACCATTAGCGCACATAATATATACGGGTAACCCGGCAGGAAATGCACCTTGTACCTCAGTTGGTGTGAACTGTTCTATATAGAGGTCATAATCGCCCCCAGCTGCAACATAACACTGTGGATCATGTGGAGCTTCGGGTTTATATGAGATCCATACAGCTGTATCAGAATCATTCACAAAACGAAGCTGTGCAAGAGGTGCTGGTATAGCAGGGCATAGTTCTTGCCATGCTCCTGTAAATGGCGCATCTATGAAATAGATGGGCATGGGATTAAGTCTACCTGTGATCATTTAGGCTCCTCGGTTGCTTCTTTTTTTTTGTTGAGTTCTTCTGAAAGACGAACTTGTGCAGCCATAAGTTGCTTAGTAAATTCTTGAGTAGCATCAATAGCTTCTTCATAGGTTGTTTGAGCATCCAAGCTGAGAGTAATCTTATGAGTGTTACGTTCAGTTTCTAACTGAACCATGTTTTTAATATTCAAGGGATCCCTTTCTTTAAAGAATTGATATATCAACTCAATTAAAATCTCATAGGCAGTATTGCACTATATTTACTAAAATAGGTATGTACATTTACAGATTTAACGTTTAGTTAAAAGGAGTATATGAACCGTAAGATAAGGCGTTTAACATTGGATATACCGGAAGACTTACACGCAGAAATAAAAATGAGATCAGCACAGAAATATATGTCCATCAAGAAATGGGTTCTGCAAGCAATAGCTATAAAGATTATTCATGAAAGTACAGGGAGAGATCATGGTAACGTACAGCGAGAGACAAAGAATAGCTGAATCTGTAGACTGGCCTAAGGCCATCAAAATTGACCCAGAAACTAAGCACTGGCGTCTTTATAAACGAGATATCGTATTACACTCGCATCATTCACGAGAAGAGATTATCAGGCTTATATATGAGTATTTCACGGAAATAAATACACAAGGGTTAATGAGACATGTGCTATGCAATGATCCATTTTGCTGTAATCCTCAGCATATTCACTACAGAACTACAAAGGGTAAACGAAGATACCAGAAACTTTTAGATGAAGCAACGAAGTAGGAAAACTAAGTGGGCCTATAGAGGCCCACTTGTTATTTTATCTTAATAAAACGTCCTGTTGAATCTGCTGTTCCTTCAGGTACTGGTTCTGTGTCTTCGTATTTATCAAATTCGTTATTGAGTTTAGTGATATAACGAACGACCTGCGGAATATTATTTTTTTCTGCGTTAAGTAATACTTTAGCTGCAAACTGTTGTACTTTCTTATCGCTATGTATAATGTCGTAAAGTTTAGCAAGTTTTTTTGTAGCATAAGTAGCGCCAGCTCCAGCTGCAATAGATGCAGTTGAGAATGGTAGTTTACCGAACATTAAATATACAAATGGGTTGCTCTTTCCTGATGATAAAGCTGTATCTATAGCAGATGTTACTATATTAGAACTATTAAGTACTCCATGAAGATTATCTGCCAGGTCTAATATTTCACCAAAGTTACCACTTTTGCCTGCAACGCTTTTCAATGTTCCATTAACTTGTTCAATCATTTTATGAAGTTCACTACGAGCTAAAGCATACTTCTTAGGATCTTTATTCAAAGAACCATATAATTCGTTCATTCCTCTTTTAAGATCCCATAATTCTTCAGCATTGATAGTAGGTTTACCAGTACCTGGAATTTTAACTTTATTTTTAGTAAACGTTGTCCAATCTGTTTTTGTTTTATATTGAGGTTCAACATTAGCTACGAGACCTTTAAGCTTGCTTGAGAATTCTTCGATATCTGATGATCCATTAAATTTGAGTCTTTTAAGACGTTCATAGTTATCGCTTATCCATTTATTAAAACTCTTAGCTCTATAACCGGCAATAGTATAACCAGCTATATCTTCTCGAGCGATATTATATATACTTGTAGTAGCATTTTTCAACATTCCTGGTAATTGCCATATTGGTTGTGCAAAATACACACCTAATTTTAATAGATCACCGCCCTTTTCAGGGTCATAGTTCATGTATTTAGCAATAGGTTTATATAGTTCTTTAGCAGAATTAGCTGCTACTGCTATAGGAGAACTTTTAAGTGCTGTTTTACCAATGTTTGTTAGAATATTACCCAATCCTCCAATAACAGAACCTGTAGCGCCGCCAAGAGCGCTACCTATTCCTCCTAATAATAGCGAACCTGAAACCATGGCGCCGAGATCTTCTGATGTTCCTTGTAGTATTCTTTCTAAGGCATTCTTTGGTTCTAAAGATTCCCCAGTAATATTCCTTATAAGAGATTTAGTAGGGCTGTATGGTAGTTGTAATTCAGGAGATTCAGGCCTTTCTCCTTTTAGTTTCTCAACATAAGAAGTTATCTCAGGCGGAGCATTTTTCATTGAACCGAATCGTGCTAAATCCATTTCTCGCTCTTGTTCTACTTCTTGTTGTATCCCTGGTTCTATTGCTTTTTTCAATGGAGTAGCAGCAAGAGATAATAAATTTATCGGTGTATCAATTAACCCTTCAGCAAATCTTGCCAAGGTACCTGACAACACAGGATGTTTTTGATAAAATGGTTGCGATGGTTCCTGCATATAATCTTCTGGCAGTTCTGAAGCATCAGTATAACGTATAAAACGATTATCTTCTGGCATTAGAATTCCTTTGTTGTTTTAGTGGAAACCATTCACCATTTTTAACGACATAACTTTTACGATTTTTTGTATCGTAAATCTTATCTCCTTCTGTATATTCTTTCTGTACAACAGGGTCGTTTAAATCAGGAAGTTCCCAGGTACCTAAATGAGTTTTACGCATCTTAGATTCATATAACTTCCAGTAAGGTTCGAATTCCTTTTCAACCATACTAGAGAATCCTTTTGGAAGAAAATAATTGTTATTTGCCCGTATGCGGTCTGCTATTTTATATTTATCCAAAGGGATCTGAGCGAAATCTAAAAGATCTCTTACAATACGTGTCCTACCTTCTGGTGTATTAAGAAGTGTAGGGAATTTCTGCATATATTGTTGCAATTCCATATTGGATACTTTGCCACCGAATGTCTTACTTATTCCAGTCATAAACTCTTTAAGAACTTTATTATAGTTTTCATCTTCTGGTGTAAGTAAAACATTAGCATTTATCGCCTTTCCAATACTATGCTGTGTTAGAAAATTTACAGCTGATACCCAGTCAGGATCTGACAGATTCCCCGTTTCGATAAGATCTTCTAAAGCTTTATATTTTAGTATATTCGCATGGCCTTGATTATATTCTGTTAATAATTCGTTCCAATAAGGAGACTCTTGTTTATCGATAGCTAAAGTCATTTTATCAACATGTTGCCCTTCACGCTGCAATCTTCTTAATTGCTGTTCTCTCACGATATCTTCATGCTGAACATCATCTATATACTGCTTCATAAGAGTTTCAGATTGCTTTGGATCAAGACCTTGTACGTTAGGTGGATTCAATCTCTTCGATGATCCGAAATTACTTATATTATCTGAAGTAGGTTGCCCTAAAACTTTATTAAGACTAGTCTGCTGAGCAGGCTGTTGAATAATTCCTGTAGATGGTTCCGCTATAGGAGAACCTTGTCCTATAGGTTGCGTTTGCATATTCTCAGGAGTCTGATTTCTGTTGGCATATTGGTTCATATATTCTTGTAATGCTTGGTTATAACGTTCTATTTGAGGTCTTTTGAGTATATCTTTAAACGCAATCTCACCATATCGAGAATTAGCATATCGCCTTGCTTGCATAGGATCAGCCCCTGCTGCAACCATTGCTTGATAATCCTTTTCATCTTGCCTTTGTTTCATTGATTCTTGTAGTTGCATCATAAGTTGTTGCGCTTTCATCTGTGAAGCAAGTTGCAAGTTTTGTTGAAGATACATATCGGCAACAGGTTTAATAGCATCTGCGAGTCCCTGCGCCCAGTTCTTCTCAGGTTCTTCTCTAAATATATCCATGGTTTATCCTTATATTAAACCCAGTTAAATGGAGTTTTTGGTTGCAGCCCTGTACCTGATTGAGTATTTTCCGTATTACCTTGCAGACCTTGTAGCAATTTCAGTATCTTAGGCAATGAACTGAGTGCCGCCATAGGGTTTCCGGTATATATACCGACTGCCGCATTTATTAAAGCAGGTAATACCTGCATAAACTGGCTTTGTTGCGGTGGAGTGTAGCTATACTGGAACTGTGGTTGCATACCTTGGTTAAGCATACCCATTAACTGGTTCTGTCTGTTCCAATAGTTCTGATAACCCAGTTGTGCAAGATCGCTTTGATAACCACGCTGTGCTTGACCCATAGCATTCTCCATGGCACTGCTTGACCCCAGACCCATACCGCCGAGCTGAGCTGCCATGGTAGGCATCAATTCGTTCTTATAACGATCGGTAATAGCTCCTGCTATACGGTCTATATCAGGAGTCTGTTGCATTCCGGTCCAGGCAGTTTGTGCGGCATTCTGGGCTATAGCCTGTTGCCAAGGTGACATGGTAGGCAATTGGTTATAATATCCAGGTGTAGAAGAGAAGAAATTTCTTAAGCTGTCAGCTATCCCTGTAGATTGCTGAGGATTGTACTGTTGTACGTTGGTATTTATGTAAGGCATTTGGTACCCTTTTCTATAGTGATATCGATATCAGCCTTAAGTGTAAGAAAAGGAGTTCGATTATGCCAAGTTCAGAGATTACAGATCAAGGTAACTTTATAACAACGTTACCGAACTTCAATCTTGAAGGCATGGACATCAATAGTCCTGAGTTTAGGCAATTTATTGTTATTCTGACCAACACAGTTAATGATATTTGCATGGCTATCAACGACAAAGAAGCCGGATATTTCTCTACGTATGAATTTTTAACAGGCAAAAGATTATATCCTGACCCTGCGTTGAATGCTTACACAGAAGAACAACCTTATAGGGCAGGAATATTCCGTAAATGCTTCAGGTACACAACACCATTACCTAATGCTGCCGCTGTTCCCGTAGCTCATGGCCTTGCTATGGATGCGAACTGGAAGGTCATTGACTTGTGGGGCACTACGTTCGACAGTACAGCTCATCAATGGCTTAAACTACCTTTTGCAGGTTCTGGAGATGATGCAATAGATCTCTATGCAGACTTTACCCATATCTATATTAAGACCCAATCCAATAGAAATTCCTGTACATTTACTAATCTTGTCATTGAATATACCAAGTCTTAGTCGATAGGGTTATGTGTAGTTGGCATAGCATAGATGACCATAGCTTCCATAACGAATCCGTTGAATGCAGTTGCAAGATCTAACATCTCATCTTTGGAGTAATACAGTGCTATAGCAACAGAATTGCCCTGTATATTCAGATATGCTGTACGCCATATACTGTCCTGAGTTTCAGGAATATATCCGACCTCGGTAGAGTAAAGTGGTATCTTAGAAGTTCCATAGAATGCATTATTAGCTATAGCATCTGTTATCACGTTTATGAAGCCATATGACGGCATACATCCAACCGTTATAACTCCATCAGGGTTTTGAGCTACAAGACATGCTATCTTGTTAATAGCCATACCTCTATTATCTTTGATATAGAAGTTAAATGGCTTTGTAGTAAGTTCTATAGCAGATACAAGTTGAACGTTCCCTCCGCCTTTATAGGTCCCTGTAATAGGCAGACTTCCCGGTTCAGGATATAAAAGGAGCGTATCTTTATCTACAGCAGTTACTCGTCGAATAGACCTATTGATATTATTCAACCCGATACAATCGCTTATATAGACATAGGTTTCTGTACGAATATTATGGTCGATAACCGTGAACGTATTGGTAACATTATTATAGTTACTTATTGATAAAGACTGAGCGTTTCTTCCTATTGTAGGATCTACTAAAAATGTCCAACCTTGTTGATTGCCTGCTATCACCAGCCGTGGATGCTTCTGTAGCATAGGATCGTACCAACGTGCTGAAGATGTAGCCCATGTTTCGTCCATGGACGCCCATGTTCTCAGTGTCTGTTCTTCCCAGTGCCCAAAACAAGTAATGCTATCATCAAATACGGCCCACGATTGGTTTTTATAGTTATACAATAGAATCTTATTCGGGAACTTCTCTCCGTCTGCTATAGCGCCTCTTGATTCGTTTACAGACCAGTATATTGTTTCTAGCTGATAATCACGCACTCCATAGAAATATGCAGTCTGATCTGTTTCATTGTACAGACGGTATATAAGATCAGGAATATCGTTATCTATACGCTCTACAACGTTCCCGTTACTAGCATGGATCCCTGTAGCACCGATACCAATGCAGTTTTTATCAAGAAATACCATAGAGAACTGGCTATGAGCACCAAGATCAGTATTGATAGAATGTGGCTGAAATGGCGCTATATCATTATTAGTAAATACAACTTGCCAGGTACTATTGTTACAATACAGTAAGATTCTATCATTCAATATAGAGGCAGAAACTATAGCCTGTTTTGTAGGGAGATCGAGATATCCTGCTGTTTTAACAAGATCTGAGCGCCATGCATCATCATGCGTTGGATCGCCGAACCATGACCAGCGGATCCTGTTAGAATATACTTGTCCGTCTTCTATCGTATTGATTGCAAACAATCGGCCTTTATAGATAAGAAGAATTCTACAATTATCGAGATGTGGAGCTTCTTCCCCTCCTGGACCGAGTTCAGGCCAAAGATCATGCCATGTTCCGTTCCAGAATTGAATATGATCCTCTTCTACATTATTGGCTACGAACAAAGTATCTTGATAGAGATGAGTGTCATACCAGTTGCACCAGCTATAATAATCCTGGTCAGTCCCTGTCCACGTTTTAGTGCCAAGACGGGTCCAACCCAGAGCTGTATCATATTGGTAGGCAAACTGTCTGTCGAAGGCAAATGTCTGGTTGTTATTAGCTCCTTGGTGCTCATAGGTAGCAAAACCCAATACAGGCGTAGCGGGGAAGAACCAGACACGCATACCAGGTAGCCCATTAAGAATAAAATCACCTGTTGTTGTGTCAAAGTTCCCGTAGTAAGGGTTCCAATGGACATCGGTATTCGGGTGAGAACCGGTTATTACATAGGCTCCTGTAGTGACATTAAACGTAGCTGTACCGGTACCTCCTGCACTCACACCCATAGGTTGCGGTCCCGGAACTTCTGATATAATAGTAAATATTGTTCCATTAACGACAAGGCTTTGCCCATAATGCCCCGTGACAGGAGCTACTCCGAAACAATTACCTGCTGCATCAGTACCATTGATAGGCGTTACATAGCTTTCATGGAGCATGTCGGCAAGTCCTGCTGTAGTTACATAGAATGGTACATAGTTAGTACCGTCTTCTAATAACATCATCTGCCCAACTTTGAACACGGCTCCAGGCCAAGTACCTGCCAGGTGCCCTGTAGCAGCGTCAAGATTGGAACTATATTGGATCTTAAGACGTGTATGATATTGTTGCAGCTCTTCAGCAATCGTTGTATTCATAGGGCGTGATCCCCATCTTTTACGGATGGTGCCACGCCAAGCGAATGCATTAATCATGGTAGAGAATGCATCTTCAGGTGTGGCCCACGCAGGCATGTCAGTCTTGAGACCTTTATTGTACGGACCTATAAGAAACCTGTCGTATGCCATATTATATCCCTATAGAAAACCATGTAAACGGTACATCATTTATATTGGAATTCGCAAAAAACCTATTCGGTGCGATTGAAGACAACCTTATAATTCCAAAAGTAGCAGGAGCACCATTGAACCCGCCTTGTGAAGCAAACACGTATGGCGTATTGGTATATAGAGGGAAACCTGGTTGGTTCAGGTTCACTTCTCTTTGACGCGGATCCGTCCACGAGAATCCATATTTAACAAGGAGACCACAAGGCAGATAAAACCAATTATAATGCAATGCGTCATGAGTAAACGCTTCATAAGGTCCAGCTTCAGTAATAGGCACAGGATCTCCTCCTGCACGTCTCCAATATAATTGTTGTAATCCGGTCAAAGCGGAAACTTTATTGTACATTAAAAGAGTGGTTGCTACAGGATCATAATCAGGGCCATCGTTAAAAGTAACTTTTTTATGACCACCGGCATTTGGTGTGTTAAAAGATTGATGGTCTACTTCGAATATAGTAGCAATTGTATTAGTATTTTCACGTAAAGGCGGCTGAGATGCACTTACAACATCATCAGGCTTAGGTATATCCGCTGTATATGGCATATTACACTCCTATAGCTATCCATGTAAATCTTACTGTAACAGGAGTCCGTGGATCGGGCCATGTTGTATACACTTTAAATGAGTCACGTTCTATATCATACGTGTATATCTGTGTTGCATAGAGATCGGTATTAACACGAGCGTCTTGACTGATATACACATAAGGTTTTTGGGTATAAGGATATTCTCCGGCAAGCGATACTGTTATAGAACGAGTTGCTCTATCTATTATTGTCGTATGGCCCATATAGACTATAAGTCCTGAAGGCAGTTTAAAACTATTATAGGAAGCATTAAAAGGCAAAAACACGCCGCCAGGTTTGACAATCTTTGTCCAATTTACTGGATCTGATGCTACACGCTTGATAAAAAGATCAGGAGCTTTGCAATAAAGAAGAAGTGTAGTTCCAACAGCCTCAGGGTCTTCAGTTTGGTTTATCAAGGCAAGCAATTTATGGGTTCCTGAGTTGTCCTGATTAAAGTTACGATGATTAGATGCAAAAACCGTTGGGAATTCAACGCTATTTTCTCTCAGTTTCTTCTGTGATACACAAAGTCTATCTTGGCTTTTGGGTTCATTTCTATAGTACGTCATAACGACTCCTAATAATCCATGAAATTACTATTCCATGGATACCTTGTGATCATCCGTGGTGCTACATAGATTGTCGAAGTTCTTTGTTGGCTTAACTGCCACGTAAGCTTACGTGTACAGAGTTCCTCTTGTTCTTGAAACTGAGGCTCAAGCAATGCAGCAGAATCGTTGTCAAGATCATCTTGGAATATCTTACGTGCTGCTCCTATAGCTATATATTGCCACCACTGATCAACTTCTGTTGTGCTCCCATCTACCATCAAGGTAGGTTGTATCGTTGCGTTAAACTCAACCTCGTACACCTTATCTGGAATAGGTCGTAGTGTTATCGTATCCCCATAGAATAGCATTGAACGTGGTTGTGATGCTGTATATGGTACATAGGATATAACTATAGGGGTGCCAGAAGTCGGTGGGAATGGAAATGACAAGGTATAATCACCTTTTACATAGTCTATAAGTCCGTATCCTACAGTTGCTGTATCGCTCGGGACAAACAGTCCATACGTCCTTATAAGGCCGTTAAGATTTTCAGGTCTATCGAAGTAACCCATTTTAGTGATATTACCTACGTCTATATACTGTGCAGATACAACCATGCTTCCTTGTACAATAGGTGCATTACCAAGTACCCCTGTATATACAGTAGTAGCTCCATCGCCTAAAGCTATCTGTGTTTGATACTTGCTTTGGGTATAGTACCCGTAGAACTCAGAACGATCTTGGCTATAATAAGCTCGTTGTCCATGTATAAACACAGGACCATCAACGCTGACGATACGATCTTTAAAGTTGTACATAATATCGTGTTTGTCTGTAGTTGAACCGTATTGCCCTACATAGGGACTGGTGAGGAATTTAAAAGTCCTTTTCAGGTGAAATACTTGGTCTCTATAAGGCATATCATATAACACAAACGTATTAATATAGTTATCTATAGTAGCATCTGACATTTGCATTGGTGTCTTACGCCGTGACAAGATGCGTACTTTTTGTCTGATTTCTGCTAGAGTAGCCATAGTTCACCCTTTTCAGTGGCCGGGTAGTGATAAAGACTACTCGGCTACTGCCTTCATAAAGGACTGTATTTCATCTTTTTGAGCATTTTTCAACGAGAATTCCATAGATACAAAGTCATAGCGTGCTACGATTTTACCCACGATCTTTGAAGGTTTGCCGTCAGCACCTATATGGTTCTTATCGACTTTATAGCGTCCTGACTCTGAAGCAAGGTGATTCGCTACAGCTAACGGTAGATCATATTCATGACCATCTATAAGCTCGTAGGTCTCTACAGGGTCATTCGCATATTTTCTGAACCTGAATTTTAACGTAGCTCCCGGACGTTCATAAAACATGAATTTTCCATGTACTTTCTCACGATCTTGGTCTCTCAAGTAATCAAGATTCTTAGCTCTTTTAGTATTTTGTGCCATATATTCTCCCTGATTTGCGGGGCGGATTTAACCGCCCCTCTATGATCTAAAGATTTGGTGATTTCTCTGCATACCAATACATAAAGTCACCATTTTGTCCGCATGGAGCTATGAGGTCTGTAGGACCGCTAAGCAACATTCCGACAAACCCTTTGTTTTCTACAGCGCCGTCGAATACTCTTAAATTAGGGAGTGATCCATCAGCGCCATAAGGAACAACGGTTGGCAATTGATAAGGAAGATCAGCAACCAAAGGCCATCTGAATGCAGTGAACGCAGTCGTATCAACATTTATGGTGAACGTCTGAGCTGTTACTGCTACGATAATCGCATCATAGTTATCGAGTTGTACCATGCCACTTGTTACAGGGACATGCATACGTACACGTTGACCTACTTTATAGCCATGTATAACTGAGGTTCTACATACAGCTTGAGCAGCCTGTGTAATATTGATAACAGTGCGTGTTTCAGGGTACCACATAGGGTTCCAATCGTATGATACGATACGGAACGATCCTGCACCACCAAGTGGTAATGCTGTACCATGTGTTCCCAACGTCATTGTACGGGCGCCGTAGTCAACTGCGGTAACTGTATAGTCGATACCACGGATACTTGGTGGTAATGCTGCGCCTGCTAATCTGATAACTGTACGGTTAGGTATAACACGAGCAAGACCTGCAAGATCAGCTGCAACGTTTGCTACAGTAATAACAGGGTTAACAGCTGCGCTTGTTCCTGTGATGTTATATGCATTGCTGACATTCTGCTTGGTAGTATCTAAGAAGGTCATACCTGGCTTAGGACCACCAGCTATTGACGCAAGACGAGCCATTGCAACAACAGGTGTTGCGGAGTAATAGGTTACAAACCCGTCATTGTCGCCTAGTGCTGGATACCATTCGTAAATAACCCCTTTACCGTTTGTGCGTTCATTTATCGCAGTACCATTTACAAGCCTGAAATAATCTACACCGTGACCTACTGGGATGATACGGGAAGTACCGTCAGAAATAAATGTGCCACGAGAACTCATTGGATATATCATGATGTCTCCTTTATAAGCTCAATGTGCAAGATTGACGGACTAACCATTCATCATTGAAGATAACAGTAGCCATACGTGTCTTCCAACCCATATGGGCTTCTAATTGCAATGGCCCTCCCGCTACCCAAGGTGGTGTATACAAGAATTGTGCATGCATACCGTCCTGGTCTACAATACCGTATGATTCGTGTCCGACATAAATCATGTCATAGACATCATTTCCGTTAATGGAAGCATTTTTACGCATAATGCCGCCTGAACTTAAGAAGAAACGGGCATATGCATAAGATCCATGTTCAGCACGAAGGGTATTAGCTTGCGAAGGGTAGTTATACTTAGGAAGATATCCAGGTATGGCCATAAGCTGAGAACCCATCATCGAGTTTCCGAAGCACATATATGCATCGTATGTAGGTCCTGTGCCAATGCGCATCTCCGCTTCATTCATCTCCATAATAGTGTCTGCGTCAGCCATTTGGAGCATAGTTGTCGCATCTAAGCAGTCCTGCGCAGTGATATTGGTAGGAAGGTCTCCATTAAGACCGTGGGTACAGTCGATACGGTTGGCGCATGCTCCTAACATAGCTGCTGCAAGATCATCTTCTGTATTACGCAACTGGATACCCTGTTGCCATACGATACCGTTAAGAACGGGATCTTCGTTGACGAGTACTACTGTATCGGTAACGGCAATCCAAGCTCCATAGGTGCTCAACTTAGCATCTACGTAAATGCACGAGATATCATTTGGTGCTGGGTTAATACCGTCATCGAGTGGTGCTGTCGCTGATGGAAGTTTATTCCATCGTTTAAATCTCATCGTATCGCCACTGTTTTTATCCATGGTCATACGACTAGCGGCAGCGCAATAAATTTGTTGTTTTGTTGGGGTACTTAATAAGTTTTTATTAAGATTCTGAGCCACCGCTGGTGGTAAATTCCCCGTGTTCATTGTCGCCATTATTGGCTCCTTGAATACATCTAACTCTGTTCACGGTTGACGAAACCGCTACAATCAGTCGGGGACTGGCGAGGTCCGTATCAGCCTGTGCAGGTGACGAGTCTGCGTATCTGTCACAACAATTCTGGATACATAGAAACGATATATGCAAGAAAAAGGTCAACTACCCCCGAATAAATTCGGGGGCTTGCACCTAACCGCAAGTGGTTGATGCTTCGGGGTCTGTTGACAGAGGCCCATCAGGCAGCGTATCGAGATATACCTGCCTGATATTGCGGCAAGCGTTAATGTCGGCATTAGCCGTATAACCACAAGAAGCACATTTAAAGAGATGCTTATGGCGATTGCTCCGGGAGATATGACCACAAACAAGGCATCTCTGGCTGGTATGCCGGGGATCAACGTAAACCACAGCAATACCGCGTTCAATAGCTTTATACTCAATAAAGTTACCGAGTTGCCCGAAGGCCCAGGAGTGTTGAATCTGACGTTGTTTCTTAGCAACCTTAATCCGGTCACGGATATGTTTTAAGTCCTCCATGACAATTATATCTCCGGGTTGGCAAGATTGAACAATCGCCTTAGAAATCCTGTGGTTAAGGTCGCGCATCCATCTCTGCTCTTTGCCAGATAGCCGTTTCAGGAGGCGTTTGGCCCCTTTCGTGCCTTTGCGTTGCAGAGATTGCCGCAGTTTTGAGTAATGTTTCCGAACGTGCATAGCTTGACGCCCGGAAAACTTTAGACCATTGGAGGTAGTAGCTAAATTGTAGATACCACGATCAACACCAATGACATTACCGTCCTTCGGCGGGAAAGGAACTTCGCGGTTAACAACAATATGGATGTAGAATTCCTTGGTTCTGCGGTTGTAACACAATGTAGCAGCGGTAGGTTTCTGTCCAGCAAGTAAACCGCGCTGGAAGTTGCCGATATCAAGTTTAAGTTTAAGCCTGCCATTGATGGTGGCAATAGAAACCTCTTCCCGCTTCTCAATAAAAGAGAAGGTGCGGGCATCAAGAGACATGCTGGTAGCCTTAAACCTCCGAGGCTTGGATTGCTTACGTTTCTTTTTAGTAGCTTCGGCGACGCGGGCGATGGCGCGGATAACAAGGTTAGCGTGGAGACCGTATTTATCCTTAATAGTGTGATAACAAAGATGCTGCAACTTTACCTTGTTAGTTGTCTTATTGTCCAGCGAAACCTGCAAAATATCATTACAAGCAGCAGCAAACCGCCCCAGGGTTTCTAGGAGAATAGTAGCTTGTTCAATATTAACTTGGAGTTTGCATTTGACAGTTTTAACGGTTTTCATGGCTATATTATATCACATATTTGAAAGGAGGACAAGCGGCTTTCCTCCCCCGATTTTAATCGGGGGCATCCAGCCGCGATAATCGTGAGTTATCGAATGATAAACTCACCTTCAGGGGAATAGGTTATTTATTGCCACGCATATAATACTGCATTAATCTCGCACGAGCGTCTTTTTCTTTTTGAGATAATCCACGTTCGAATAAGTGTGCTTCATTCAATGCGCTATCGGTATTTTTTAATGTGCTAGAGCTTTTAGGTCTTTTAGTATTGTCATGGATCCGTGAAGTTATATCTTCTGTATTATCTTGATGGTACCCCATCTTTTTAATAAGCGAATAGGTAGACAATGCTTTAGCCTTAAAATCCTGTGTATTGTTAATAACATAGGCAAGCTCGGGGTTCTCTTTAGCAAAACGTTTCACAGATTCTTCTGTTACAACCTGATAGAAATCAGGACATTCAGCTTTAATAGCAAGCTCTGCCATCTGGTTCTGTAAAGCAGCTAACTGAGCTTCACGCTCTTGTTTCTCTTTTTTAATGACCTTGTAATCTACAAAATCGTCATCAGAAAGAAATTGTTCAGGGTTCTGAACCTGTTGTTTAGCCATCTCAAGTTCACGGAACTTAGCCTCATATTCTCTTATTTTACGGGCATATTCTTCGTTCTGTTCACGAAGCATCTTGAAGTTGCGTTCTTGAGCTATATTTTGCGCTCTGCGCTCAACTTCAGCATCAACAGGTGTATCTACTGGTTCAGGTGTACTTTGTGCATCCTCATGCGTTTCTGTTGGCGTATTAACCAGCTCTAGATCTTTTTCGATGTCCATCATTTTTGGAGTCTCCTTACTACTGATTCATTTTCTTCGTTACAACGTCTTAAATGAGTTCCGTCCCAGAAGCTGAGTACTTCTTTAAGCAATGGGTAATCGTGAGGTTTTATATACTTACGGTTGCGTAGCATAAGATTACATTCAACTACTGAAGGGATACTCCATAAGAGCTCAAGTTTTCCTGATGCTCTATGATATTTGTACATATCATTAAGATAGGTAGGTGTAGGAACACCTCGGCATGGTCTACCGAGTATTTTATAGACGTTGCCGAACTTAATTGACTTGTCCCTAAAGAACATCATCTGTATATAGAAATCACCATCAAAGAGCTTAAGACCCTTTTCGATCTCAGTATCAAGCTTCTTACGATATGCCTGTGCGTATTCTTTATGGATATCTTCAACAGATTCTGGCTTAGAGCCTTTTAAGAAAGCTTCTTTTGCTTCGTTATAAAGATTTTTTTCCATAATTCCCCAGAAAATGGGGGCATAAAGCCCCCATCAATTAACGGTATCTATAACGTGATAATGACCAGCTTTTTATGACCATTTCATCAAGTTTTTTCTCTTTACGAGTCTTTTTTTGCTTGATTTGTGGTGACTCGCCAAGAACATCATAAAAAAGTTCATCACACGTTTTTTTGGGTCTTGGCATGCTAGGCATTCTTAGATCCTTCCAGGCTTGAACGCTTTCTTGATCTTGGCACGTTGCTCTTTCAAACGAGCATCAACATCAACTGGTTTCCATACATACTCTTCAGGTAGCGAAGTCATATAAGGATTGTCTACGAGTCTGTTAATTGGCTCGTTTGGCAATGGACTCATCTGATTGTTCGCTTGTTCAAGGTAGAACGCTGAACCGTTTTTCTTTGCCATATATGGCCCTTTCTATTAAGAATGTTACTTTCTCTTTCTATGCGGTTTGCGTACCGCTATTATTACTGCTTTGCGTTGCCGTTTGCTGCGCATTGGTATTCTCGCTTGGTAATGGTGTTGTCTGTCCTGCGGTTACAGGTTCAGACAACATATTTTTTAATCTGATAATCGATTCGAGTTCGTTAACATCAAGTTGTTCAATCTCTTTCATAGACTTGATCATGTTCAAGATTGCCTGCATCTCATCTTTCTTAGCCTCAGCTTTACGTTCAACAGTTGACGCTTGATTCTGGACAACTTCAGAAGCACGTTCCATAGCAAGGCCTCTATCCGCATCAGCTTTAGCGTTAGCCATATTAACTTGCGCTTGGATCTGTGCCATCTGCACTTGTAACTGTTGTTGTTGTTGTTCAGCTGCTTGTTTTTCAGTTTGCTTAATTGCTTCGATAATATCGTTCTTGTTCTGTAGCGTAGATGCTTTGATTAGCTCACTTTGTGGAATCTGGATACCCATCTTAATAAGTTCAAGCATCTGGACGAACTGCATCTGCTTCTGTGTAGAAGTATAAACTCCCTCTTCTACTACACAGGCATAATCGCCCCATACGTGATTATTAAATAGTTCCGTAGGCTCTTCATCACCGAGAATATTTTTTACCTTACCTGAGGCGAAATTCTTCTGTATTAGCTTAAGCTGTACTTCTCCTGCCATTTGCTGTGAGAAATCAACATTATCGAACACAGGTTGTAATGCTACAAGGTTAGCTCCTTGTCTAAGCTTTGAAAGAACACCCGCTATATCGTCAGAAGCTGCGCCGAGAAGTTCCTCTGACGCTCCTGATATCTGGTTCATTTCTGCTTTGGTATCTTTGCGCAGTTCTTGGTTAGTAGGTGGTATAAATTCTGCTGGGATAGGTATAGCAGCTTCAGAAAGTGGGACATTAGATTTCACAGCTATACCACGGCCATTTCCTGTTTTATAGACGCTTTCTTTGTCGACTAAGGCGTTCTCGTGGTAGATGAACCCTGCATTCGCTCTGGATTCCAGCTGATCAAATTCTAAGATCATTCTGCGATTGTACAGGTACTGAGCAGACCTTAAAGATCGGACTATTCCTTGATATTTATATGAGTAATCATCAATATACGGATCAAAATAACAGAACATAGGTATAAAAGGATAAACGTCGAGTCCATTAATATTTTCATTATAGAAACAATGCCCTTCAACAGAGATAGCACAGTTTACTGTGGGAACCTCAGTTTTTTGAACCTGTATATTTGGATGTCTAAACAAAAATTCGTTAAGGTCTTCGTC